AACAGAGCTGACGCAGCGGCGATGAGCACAGTCGAGGCGGGCACGATCCTCAGGATGAACTCTGAGTCCATCTCTGGGTCGCTCTTGACAAAGGCAATGTAGGGAGGGGCATGGCAGTTCCAAACGTCAAATTCAATAGGATGGTCAAGGAGGGCATGAAGGGGAACGACGTCATTGCCCTCAAGATCTGTGCTAGTCGCGCAGGCTGCTGGCCCTGGGCTGAGTTCGACAACATCGCCCACAAGGAATTCATGATGGGCCGAGGCAAGACAAAGGGCACCAGTGGGCTCAGAGGACTCCAGCGCCTACTCAAGATCAACGCTGACGGCGTGTACGGGCCGGTCACGCACACCAAGTCTCTGCCCTTCAAGGTTCCGGGTGGACACCTACATGCTGGCGAGTACATCTGGGACGGTCATGCTCAAGTGCTCTACAGCGGCGCCAGCACCAGCAGCGTCGTAGACAAGCAGAAAGCGATCGTCGCTGACGTCTGGAAATGGTGGCAATGGATGATCGCGCACAAGGGCCAGATTCACTATGCGCAGACGCGACCGATGGGACAGCTAGCGGCGAAACACGAGCCACCGTTGCTGCCGTACTACGAAGACTGCTCATCGACGTTTATCTACTGCGCGTTCCTCGGTGGCGCGAAGTCTCCTGACATCGCCTACGGTTTCAGCGGCTACGGCAATACGGACTCCCTCATCCGCTGCGGCATCCCGATCTCGGAGTCGCAGATCCCACAGTACATGCTAACGCACTATCTGGGCGTCATCTACGGCAGCAGCGTCTGGAGCACGCATCACATCTCGGCCATCAAGTCTCCGACGCAGGTGGCCTCGATGGGCAGCGAACAGGCCCCCGAGTGGTGGAGCTCAATTCATCGTGGCCCGGGAGCGATCGCAGGGATTCGAGCCTACTCAGTCTTGTGATGCGATGCCCTTGCTCGAACCAGCCGAGTACCAGGTCTTGTTCTTGACTGCAAACGGACACACAGCCAAGGAAATCGGTCGAGCAACCGGCTGGCCGGAGGACACCGTCAAGAGTCTGCTTCGATCGGCGAGACGTAAGCTCGGAGCGAAGAACACAGTCAACGCCATCTGGATCGCACTTCAGAAAGGGCTGTTGTAATGTCGTACTCGATACCAACGAAGCTCGGAGATCGGATCGGCCCGCCGCCGACCGATCCTCTTGGTGTAGTCCTTCAGGGCACGCTGAGTCCTTCGGGGATGGCGCCGTGGACGCAGTGGTACGACACGTCCGAGTACGTTCCAGAGCTGAAGTGGCCCATGTCGATCGGCGTCTACAACCAGATGCGAACGGACGCACAGTTGTCGGCCCTGTACAAGGGCACGACCCTTCCCATCCGTCGTTGGGACTGGTTTATTGTCCCGAACGGGGCCGACGAATCTATGGTGCGTGAACTTCAGAAGGATCTCAACCTGCCTGTGGAAGGTGAGAAACTTCTGGAACAGCCTCTGCGCGGTCGCTCCAAGAATCGCTTCATCTTCATGGAGCATCAGCGCCTGGCAATGCGGGCGCTTCTGTTCGGTTTCGCCTACTTCGAGCAGCTAGGTACGATCTCCCCCACCGATGGTCTGCCCGATGGGCGGTGGCAACTCCGAAAGCTGGCGGAGCGCCCGCAGAAGAATATTGATCAGTTCCTCGTCTCGGACGACGGTGGCTTGATCTCGATCCGGCAGAACATTCGCCGCCTCGATCTGACTGGTGGTGGTTATCTCCAGGCACCGGAGATCCCAATTGATCGCCTCGTCGGCTACGTCTGGGAGCAGGAAGACGGCTCGTGGGTAGGTCGCAGCATGTTGCGCGACTGCTACAAGAACTGGGTCGTGAAGGATCGTCTGATCAGGATCGACGCTATCAACCACGAGCGTGCCGGCGGCGTGCCGTACGTGACTGCGCAGCCGGGAGCGACGACAGGCGAGATCGAGCAGCTCCACAATATGGCGCGCGACTTCAAGATCGGCGAGGCGGCAGGTGGAGCCGTTCCGTTCGGAGCTGCGCTGAACATCGCTCGCGCTGGCAATACGAACGTAGTGGAGTCGATCAAGTATCACGACGAGTCGATGGCGCGTAACTGGCTGCTGATGATGATGCAGCTCGGAATGACCACAAGCGGGTCGCGCGCGCTCGGCCGGACGTTCCATGACTTCTTTGCTCAAGGTCAAGACTCGATCGCGCAGTGGTTCACGAGCGTGTTCAACTGCCACGTGGTCGAGGATTGGGTGGATTGGAACTACGGCGAAGATGTCGAGCAGGTTCCGCTGCTCGGCTTCAAACCGGACATCGACCTGGCTCTGTCGGAGATCTCCGGTCTGATCACGGCTGGAGCGATCGTGGTAGACAGGGATCTGGAGGATGCCTTGCGTAGAGAGACGGGCCTGCCTCCGAAAGCTGCGGGTGCTCCTGACCCGGTTCCAGCATCAGAACTTACTCCTCCTCCTGGTAGTGGTGGATTTGGTTCGGGATCGGGTCAGGATGCCCCGGGAAGTGGCACAAAGCCAGAAGGTGGGCAGGGTCAATGAGGGCGGTTCACTCGGTCGGGGGCGCTCCCTCCCGGCTGCTCTCAGCGACTCTGCCCATTAGTCCCAGCAACCCGAAGGAGGTTTGATGGCTGGGAAGATCGAAGGAGCAACGGGCAACATGGCGGGAGTGAAGGGCAACTCCCAGAGGATTCCTACCGCTAGGTGGGAGACCAATAGCCCAGAGACGGGTGGCCCGCCCGAGACGAAGGGGCGCGAGGGCGCCATGCTTCATGCGGAGCTGCAGAAGTCCAAAGGCACGGGACTGAAGGTTCCGTAGATGACCTGGGTGCTGGAGAAGATCGAGGGCACGCCCTACACGCGCCTCAAGGGCGTGCCGTTGGTGGGTACAGGGATCGACTATGCCATCTCGACACATCCCGAGGGATTCACGATCTCGGAGGAGATGCTGGCGGATGCGGTAGCGGCCACTGACGATCCAGCCATTGTTGATCCCCGCATGAAGCTGGGGCACAGCGATGATCGCTTCGACAGCCCCGATTTTGACGGCGAGCCGGCAGTGGGCAGGATCGAGAACATGTCACTTGGCAACAACGGACAGACTATCTATGGTGACTATGTCACCTTCGACTGGCTGGCCAATCTGATCCCTCTCGCCTACCCCAACCGTTCCGTCGAAGCAGGTGCCGGCGTACAGCCTATGTTTGTCGAGAATCACGAGACTGTCACCGGCAAGAAATACCGGATGGTGCTGACGGGCGTAGCTCTACTCGGCGTCGTCTGGCCGGGTTGCTCCACGCTGGAAGACTTGGAACTGTTGTCTACCGGCGAGGGGGTGACCATCAAGCAAGAGATCGAGGCTGCCATGAATATCGAGGACGTTCGTTCTGCGTACTACGACTACTTGGAAGCCGAGGGTGGCGACACCTACTGGTGGTGGATCCGAGGGATGCGCTTGGAGCCCAATGAGCTGGTCGTGGACGACGACAGCGGTCATCTGTTCCGTGTTCCGTTCACGGTGGCGGATGGTGTCAATGTCGAGTTCGGGGAGCCAGTCCCGGTGGTCGTGGACTACAAGGACGTTCCCGCGTCAGTGGCGGCTGGGATCTACACCGAGGGCTTGCTGCTCGGTGGCCGCCAGGGGCAAGACACTTGTGTCTTGTTCGCAAGTAGGGCGGATTCCCGCCCAGAGTCCAACGAAGGAGGACAGATGACACCAGAGCAGCGCAAGCAGCTCTGTGCCTCGCTGGGCCTCGCCGAGGATGCGGACAACGCCGCCATCCAGGCGAAGCTACGTGAGACGGACATCCTCCAGGCCTCCACGGGCGAGGAGGAGCAGCCCGAGGAGGACGACGACACCGAGGACGACGACTCCAGCGAGGAGGAGTCCACGGAGGAGGAGACCACTGCTGAGTCAGCTCTGCCGGAGACTGTCACAGTCGAGGCGGGCGCATTCAGGCAGATGCAGGCGGATGCGAAGCTCGCGCGCGCGATGCACGAGCAGAACATCAAGGACAAGAACGACCTCATCATGAGGGATGCGGTCGCCAAGGGCAAGTTCGCCCCGGCCGTCGCTGCAGCGGTTCGGATGCAGCTCGACAACCCCGCCACTCGCGATTCGGCCATCAAGTGGATCGGCGAGTGCGCGGAAGGAGTCGTGCCTGTCTCGGCCAAGGGATCCAGCGCCGCTGGTGACGAAGTCGAGAACGAAGTCAATGAGGGGCTGCCGTGGTTCTCGCGTGAGCACGCTCGCGCAGCGCGGATGGCCCAGGCCGATGCCGAAGGTAGCGTCCAGTCCGACGGACGGTACGCTCGCAACGGTGGGGCGCTCAAGGCAGGGGTCAACTGATGGCCAACGACTGCATCAAAGTCAAGGAAGAAGGCGATGCCATTACTTGTGAGGCCACAGCGGCCGTCACAGGTAAGCGGTTCGTCTACATCTCCGGTGCTCGTACGTCGGGTGGCATCGGTGCAACCGGCAACGTGCCGGCGGGCCAGCAAGGGGCTGGCCTCGTGGCCGACGCGACTGTAGACAAGTCTGCTGTCTACAAGGCCCAGAACGTCGGGGCGGGCCAGGCAGCCAAGCGGGCTCTTGGCGTGGCGGCTTTCGACGCTCCGCTGGGAGGCATGTTCACCGTTCTCCGCGAGGGCATCCTGCCCATCACGTGCGGAGCTGCCATCACGGCAGGGAGCGAAGTCGAGATCGACGCTTCTGGTCGTGTCATCAACATCGCAGCGGGTATCGCTGTCGGCCTCGCCATGGATACGCAGGCGACGGTCGGAGCAGACGCTGAGATCCTGCTCTACAACAGCTAGGAGGGGGTGAAACAGGCATGAAGCACCAGGTACTTCCGAACGGGGCAGTGCTGCTTATCGAGGAGGAGATCGAGGCCAGCTACTTCCCCAATCCGACTGTCCACCCTCTTGGCCCGCCGACTCTGTCGGGAACGACCTACACGGTGGACTGGGCGCTGAACAACCCTACACGGGTGACCCAGTCGCTCATGGATCTCCCTCTGCAGCGGTTCTTCGCTGATCGCGTCTTCACCAACGCGGGTGGGGTCACCGGTGGCGCGGTCATCTACGACCTGCTACTCGTCAACGAGCTGTACCTTCAGCGTGACTTCGAGATGATCGCGCCGGGAGCAGAGTTCCCGATCGTGACATCTCAGCGAGTCGCGCCGAGAGTCGCTCAAGTCGAGAAGTGGGGCGCCAAGTTCTACACCACGGTGGAAGCCAGAGACCGCAACCAGATCTCCGTCTACACCAAGCAGATCCGTCAGATGGCCAACACGCTCGTCCGCAAGATCAACCAACGGGCCGTGGACACGCTGAACGCTGCGATCACGGCCTACACTCGTACCACGACTGGGAACAGCTGGTCTACGGTGGTCACCACCGGCTCCAGCGCATCGAACGCTCCGTTGTGGCCTGCTCGTGACTTCGCTCGCGTCACGCAGCTGGCGGAGCAGACGGAGTTGGGATACGACTTCGATCTGTGGATCATGAACCCCACAGAGTATTTCAACCTCGCCACGATCTACGGCAACTTCCTCAACGACCTGCTCGCTTCGACGGGGTTCGACATCTTCGTCACCAACCGTGTCGCAGCTGGCTCGGCCTACGCGATCTCCAGTGGCAACGTCGGAGAGATGCGGGTCGAGCAGCCGCTGTTGACCGAGTCTTGGTACGAGGAGGAGACGCAGCGGTTCTGGACACAGTCAAGTGTTCGGCCGCTGTGGTTCGTCGATCAACCGTATGCGATCCTCCAGGTCACGGGCCTAACCTAGAAAGGGGGTGAACTAGATGTCGGAATCTGTCTATGGCAAGGATCCACACCAGGACAATATCGCCGACTACACCGGCTCGGAAGACTACGCGGAGCAGGCAGACAGTCGGACGATCAAGCATCTCATGTTCCCCTGGCTGGTCGAGGCACCAAACACGGCTCATGCCGATGGGCCCAATGTGCTGAAGGAGCGCGTTGGAGTTCAAGGCGAAGTCGTCTCGATCGAGGAGCTAGGCCCGCTTGCCCTGGAGCGTGGTGAGCGGCTGGGCTCGTTCTACACTGACGCAGAGCTGGCCGGGCCAGCCACAGCGGAAGCCGCTGCGGTCGGCGAGAC